TTTGAACCCGAACAACTGGAACCATTTATCAGCGATTTGTACAGCATATATCAAAAAATGGCGCCAACCGGGCATGAATATTTTACACACATTTTTAAAACAATGTTCAAATTAAACACCGTAACGGCCACGCTTGTGCTGCGATCCATGTTGGAGAGGTACAATGCCCGAATTTTGTATCATTTCACCCATCCCACCACCCGCAAATTCACGATGCACGATTACTTTAACAAGGTGTACCGCTTTAACACCGACGTGTGGGGCGTCATGTCCGTGTTTTACAGCATGTTCATGCTGCCGCGGGATCATTTCATCATGCCGGATTCCACATACGATGCCATGCTGCAACAATACCGCGCCCTGTTTCGCGCCACTGTGTTTGCAAACGGGCACAAACGCATGAACGTGCATGATATCGTGAATCAACTTCGGAAAATAAATAACACCGTTTTGGGGGCGGCGGCGGCGGTGCAAGATAAAACCTTCAAAAAAAAAGTGAGGTTTAACATAAACCCACACGCAAACGCAAACAAAACACGCCACATGCACCGGGTCCCAACCCCGCATCCCTTGAAAGGGGCGTACGCCGATGCAGTTTTTCAATATTAATATGATGCCAATGTATATGTAATGAAACTTGAACTCTTCATTTTTGGAATCACGGCGTTCCTCATATTCAACACGTATTATGACGGCAAATATCTGAAGGTATTTCACTCGTGGCAAAAAGAAATTAAGATGGCCACATTTGCATTTGTGGGATTATCTCTCTACATCTTCTTGAAGAAAAACCCGGGGCAGTCGCAAACCATGCTGTCGCATGCCAACGACATCATCCGGTACATGCCGATCAGCCGCTCTTCGGCCGACATACTGTCCCCCTTTCTGGATTTCGCCAACAATAAATCGCTGTTTCAAACCGATTCTTCACAAGGAACGACGGCACCTTTAGGGCGGCGCGAGGCGCAAATGGAAGCCCGCATCATGGCATCCGGACGCAACAATGCCACCAAGCGCAGCGTGAGCGAAACCAAGAAGAAGTTCGTGGCGGCGCAGCAGTCGTGGAAATGCGGGCACTGCGACCGACAGTTGCCGGCGTGGTACGAAGTGGACCACATCGTGCGGCTGGAGCACGGCGGTTCCAACAACGTGGACAACCTGGTAGCGCTGTGCCGCGACTGCCACGGCAAAAAAACCGCCATGGAAACATTTTAGCGAATCGCATTAGCATCATCATTGTGCATCATTGTGCATCATTTGCATGATTTGCATCATTGTGCATGATTTGCATGATTTGCATCATTGTGTATCATTTGCATCATTTGCATCATTTGCATACATTTTTAAATATATGCAATGTATAATTAGTATTTGGATTTGCAATGCAAACCGCATCCGCACCTCAAATTCCGAATGAACCATTGAAAATCGGATATTATCTATGGCTGGCTGCAATCGGTGCAATCGTGTACGCCTACGTGTTTGCCACCAGCCGGGCCGAAATGGCAAACAGCACACTGGATCCAAAAATAATAGATGAATCAACTGGAAAACTAATGGTGAATACCGGCCATCGGGTCATCACGTTGCTGCCGTTCGTTTGGTTGTACGCGGTTCTGACCAAGATGCAGACTGTATCATGTTTTCAATATGCAAACAACGACATGTTTACTAGATTTAACATAGTTAATATCGTTATGACAGTGATAACCTTGATCGGTCTGGTGTTTGTGTCCTTAGGGGCGACAGTAGTGGAAGCCAGAGAAGCAGCCAGGGCAAAGGTACTAAATGAATTAAAAGATAAGTTAAATAAAGAAACTGATCCCATTCGTAAAGAACAGTTAATAGAAGAGGCAGAAGAAGATGTAAAGGATAAAGCGAACAAAGCTGAAAGTGAATTTACACTTATAGGCAGCGAAAGAAATGGTTGGGTTTTTACCAACATCGCGTTCATCTTACTTTTTATATTGGTTGTTTTGGTAACTGCCCTCTTGGACAACATGCCGCTTGCAATGAAAATAGCGACAATAGCGAGCCAATTCGTTTTCAGCTTTTGGTTCCCGTTCATGATGATGGTTTATTTTGTAAAAACGGGGGCAACGGATTGGTTCCGAATTGTGGCGGTTGTCTCCGTTGTCATAGCCATCGTGTTTAATTTGTCCAACTTATACAATATTTACTACAAATGGATGCACCCAAAGCCAACTACGGTTGTACCACTGAAGGATTTGAACACCACGATAGCGGAATCATTCAATTATTTGCGCGAAACATCTCCACTCGTGTGGTATTTCCGATTCGTGCAAACCAAAGATTTGATGGACGTGACCAAACAGGTCCTGATTTTCGCATTGCTGTGTTATGTGGCGTACTTGATGATTTCGGTGTATAAATTCAAGAACTCGTTGGTGCCGTGCGTTTCAACCCACTTTGCGTCGTGTTTCCGGAACCCGGATGTTAAGCAAACTGGATACTACGACCCCAATAAAAACACGCCCTACATAAACGCCCTGTTTTACACGTTGATGATGACAGTGGGAGTGAACATTTTGAATTTCATTATCAAGAAGTATCGTTCGCAAGACCCCCCTGAAACGTGGCGATTGCTTCAGTTGATATTTTTCCCGTTTTATTGGATGTTCAATTTGTTTGTGCAGCATCCGATAATAACCATTGTCGCGTTTATTGCATTTGCCGCAATAGGGGTGCTGCTGTATCGCTCATCGTTTGACTTGACGGCGTTCATAGAAGGCCAGCGCGGAACCGTCATCACACTGTTCACGCTGTTCATTGCCTCTCTCATCCTGTTTGGCATGTACACGTACACCAGCAACACGGGCTCAAATAGCAGCAGTAGCAGCAGTAGCAGCAGCAGCAGTAGCAGCAGTAGCAGCAGTAGCAGCAGCAGTAGCCCAACCTATTCGGAATTCATTTTGCGACCCATGATGTTCATTGCCGTGGCGGCATGCATCATCGGCATTATCACGTATTTTTTTACATCGCAGAGCCGGCTCGCCACAATGGCCAACTTGTTGCAATACGGCATCACCGCGCTGATTTACATCACGGGCATTGCAATTGTCATTGGTATCGCTCGCACCATGTTTTCAATGTCGCGCAAAATGGGCGATTCCATGTTTCAAACCAGCGAAGATTCCAACTGGGTGATCAACGTGCTCAAACTCATTGGCAACGTGATATTTTATTTGCCGTGCTTGATGCTGGATTTCGTGGACACGTTGAAGGAACAGTATGGGTTAACCACCCGTTCAGATTTGATTCTGCTGGCAGTGGAAGCGGCATTCATTTTGGCAGGACTGTATCTGCCGTCCTTGGCGACAAAAGCAATTAACCACACGGGGGTGCAGATTGTGTCGACACCCATTTCAATGACGAAGAAAACCCTACTCGCCAAACACCAAGTGCGCTTTGTTAATTCCAAAGGGATGGTTTCGCACGTGTCGGGAGCGAACCCGCTTCCGCCATTATCCACGCCCATCCCTGCCCCCACTGCAACCCCCGCCATGATAAACCTGCACAACCACAGTTACGGCGTGTCGGCTTGGTTCTATATTCATCCCCAACCCCCGAATACACAACCCAATACCGATGCAGAAATAAATATGTTTAAATTTGGTACTAACGGCGATATTGGACCCAATGTTTCATACAATGCAACGAAAAATTATGTGCGCGTTAAAATGCAAAGGTCTGGAGAGACAATTCCAGACATTGATAATGTCCCGTTGCAACGATGGAACAATATCGTGATTAATTCGGACAAGGGGGCAATTGACATTTTCATGAACGGTAGATTGGTTTACACTGGAACGCACCTTCAACCCGAAAACAATGCGGCTCACAATGTTGTTATTGGGAGTGGCGAACCAGATAATAATGATAAAACCATTGGCAATTTAGGCATTCAAGGAGAGCTTTGCAACATGGTGCTCAAACACGACCCCTTCACAAATGCTGAAATTGCATGGTTTTATAAAACAAATAAAATGCTGAACCCGCCAGTTGTGGGCGTGAATCCGGACCCACTTAATCAAGGCGATTCGGCAAGATATTTGGCGGATCAATCGGTTAGCAACGAGATTGAAGACAACGAGTACAATGTGGACAAGACCCCCGACAATCCGTTGTCGTTCAGCACAAGCGGTGCAACCAAATACGGATTTTTAGGCGCCGTAGTTGGAGCGATTTTTGGTTGGTTATTTAATCGCGACGACGGGGTAGAACCCGCAAGAGGGTTTATCATGGGAGCCGTCGTGTTCGGATTAATTGGCGCCGTGTTGGGTGCACTATTTAGCACCGATGGTACGGTGGCCAACATCATGAAAACGGTCGCGAACGTGTTCGTCAACACGTTTTAATCCACCCATTTTGCCGTGCATTTAAATAATAAATAATTATTAATAATATTAATAATAATATAGAATTTATATATACTGGGCAATCATGAATATTTTAACAATTTTCATATTCATCCTCGTCATCGTTTTGATTTTTGTGGTGTACAAGTTGATGACCAAAACCACCACCAATGTGTCGGGCTTCTCGGATGCATCCAAATCATTGAGTGTGCCTTGTGCCAAGTTTGGATTAAGTCAAAATTACGGGTATTCCGTGTGGATTTACGTTGACTCGTGGCAGAACACGGCGACTGATAAAGAGTTCAAAAAGAATATATTGACGCGCTGTGGAACTGATCCTGTATTCAATCTGTATTTGGACAACGCTCAAAACAATTTGAAATTGCAGATGAGCAACAACGACAAAATATGCGACATTAAAAACATAAAGCTTCAAAAATGGGTCAACATCACCATGAGCGTTTATGGCAACACGGTGGACTTGTATTTGGACGGGAAATTGGTGAGAACCTGCGTGCTCACCAAACTTCCAACCACGCCGAAATCCGAAGACACGCTGTTTGTGGGCGGGGCAACATCCCGATGCACCACTAAGGAAGGCGACTTGCGCGGTTACATTTCCAACGTGGTTTACAAGTCCGACTACTTCACGCCGGAAGAAGCGTGGGACATTTACAGCGCCGGGTACAGCGGCGCCGGCATGTTTGACTTTGTCAACCGATACAAGCTGAATTTCAGCGTGATTAAAGACGATCAAACACTGGGACAAATCTCATTTGGATAAACATTAAAATAAATGTATTACATTATTTTATTAAATACATTGAAAAACATTAAAATAAATTGAACAACATTAAAATACATTAAAAATACATTAATAATATCAGTAATAATATATCATAAAGGTTTGTTTTAGCACTATCCAATAAATCAAATGAATCCAATGATGAATCCAATGAATCAAATGAATGCACCGCCACCCATGAATCTCCCCGCGTTGAACGAATTCAAAGCACCCGACATTGTCAGCGGATCCAAAACGTTTTTGGATTCTAACAGCTACGTGGCAAAAACTGCTTTTTTAATTTTGACAGTCATCGTGTTTGTCTATTTGTTACGCACGTGTGTTGCAATCATGGGATTCCTATTTTCACCCAACTCTAGTCCGTATTTGGTGGACGGGTTGATTGACGGCACGGTTGGCAATTTGAGAATTCCGCAGGATCCGTCACAAGCGAATGCGGTCACCATCATTCGTTCCGTGAATGACACGGGGGGCATCGGCATCACGTGGTCCGTGTGGCTGTACATTAAAGAAAAAAGTTATCCTACTGATGGTGTAAAATGGCGGCACGTTTTCAACAAGGGCAGCAGAACGCCAATCGCAGATGGTGACACAAAAGGCATCATGACCCCGAACAATGGCCCGGGTCTGTATTTGAAGGGCGACTATTCCGGGATTCGCGTGGTCATGAGCACCTTCAACAACCCGAACACCTCGGTGGATGTGGAAAACATTCCCATCAACAAGTGGTTTAACGTCATCATTCGGGTGGAAAACACCGTACTGGACGTGTTTATTAATGGCGACTTGGCGCAACGCCTCCCGCTGAACTCCGTCCCGTTCCAGAATTATGGCGACGTGAATGTCGCGATCAATGACGGATTTAAAGGCGTCCTCTCGTCGTTGCGTTATTACAACACTGCACTCGGCACGCGCGCCATCGCAAACATCGTCAGCGAAGGCCCCAAATTGAATGTCATCGGCGCATCCGGCGGGGCTCCCGGCATCATGGATTACTTGTCCATGCGCTGGTTCTACAACCAGTGGAACGCCGATTAAATCATGAATTAAATGTATATTCATTATAGATATATATTAACATTGAATTGCATTCATGCAACCCAATGCCGAATACGACTACATCATCGTGGGCGGAGGTCCCACCGGCCTGGCGCTGGCCCAACTGCTGGCATTGCCAACGACAACAGCAACCGCAACAACAAAATCCAGGCGCATCCTGCTCCTTGAAAAACGCGGCTATTTAGGAGGGTGTCACGGCGTGACCCGGACCGCTGACGGCATGATGACGGAGCACGGCCCGCGCATCTACATTGACAATTTCCTCATGTTCACGCAGCTTCTGAACGACATGGGCACAACGTTTGACAAGTTGTTCGTGAAATACAACTTCAGCACCGCAACCATGATGGCGGAAGCTTTGCGGGTTTTATCTCTGAGAGAAATGGCCACCCTGTTTTGGAGTTTCATCACATTGAATGATTCTTTTAAAAAAATAACATTATTGGAATATCTCTCGTCTCATGGATTCTCAAAGGCATCTATTGACATATTGGACCGCATCGGCCGGCTGACCGACGGCGGCAGCGCTGACACGTACACGCTCTTCAGTTTCTTGCAAATCCTGAACCAGAACTTTTTGTACGGCATTTACCAACCGCGGGTGCCGAACGACGTGGGGCTGTTCCGCATCTGGGAAGCCGCACTTCGGAGGCGCGGCGTGGTCATTGAGAAGAACGCGACAATTGACCGCTTCACGGTTTCCGCCCAGCGCGTGACGGGGCTTGCAGTGCGCACCCAAACCAGCAACAACAATGAACCCGTCGCGTGCGCGTGCGGCCGCGTCATTCTGGCATGCCCGCCGCAAGAGGTGCAGCGCATTTTGAGCGAGCATACGAACCTGGGGGGCGCGTTCGGTCCTGATTTTGACTGGTTCCAGCAGTCCACGCAGTACTTGCCCTACATTTCGGTGATTTTTCATTGGCGCGCTAAAATCAATGTGCCGAAAATATGGGGCTATCCGCGCACGTCGTGGGGCGTCGGCAACATCGTGCTGTCCGACTACATGGACTTCAACGACCCGCGGTCCAAGACCGTCATTTCCGCGGTGATCACCATGCCGGATGCGCCGTCCGAAAAGTTGAATGCCAGCGCCAACGACACGGGCAACAAACGCGCCGTCATGAACGAAGTGTTCCGACAGCTCAAACAAATTTACCCGGACTTGCCGCAGCCGGACCACCAGTTCTTGACGCAGAGCGCGTACGACGCCGACGGGCGGCGATGGGTGCCGTTCAATCACGCCTTCATGACGACCACGCACGGCTATGTGCCGAACCGGTCCGCGCTGTACGAAAACTTGTACAACTGCGGCGTGCAAAACGGCAACAGCAGTTACAGCTTCACGTCCATGGAATCCAGCGTGGCCAACGCGGCGCACTTGGCGGCCGAACTGCAGCCGGAATTGAAGGACAACCCCGTGCTGCGACTGCGAGAGGCGGTCACCGTGCGATCAGCGCTTGCCGGCATTGCTGCATTAAGCGCGATTATTGCGTTAACCAAACCGCGTCGCAGATTAAAATGAACGCGCTTAAACTAAAAAATAATATTTGATTATGGTATTTCAAATGTCGGGAAATAAAAGCACAAGCGCGTGCGGAGGGGTGGGCTATGTTCCGGTTCCATCTCACGTACTGAGTCGTGAAACCGGCACGTGTTTAACCGTGACGCGCCAGCAGTACAAGGCCGAAATTCTTCAATGCAAACAAAACAGTGCGCAGCTATCGCGGGCGCAACAGTACTCCATGTTGTCGCGCAATGCGCTCACGCGCAAGAAGTCGTGGGCCACGCAAACGCAAACGTACACAAACCCCAACGTGGACAACCTGCCGGAAATTAAGGCATCCGTGAATGGGGTCATGCAAACGGTGCAGTTGAACTGTTACGCCATACCCCCCACGCCAACGCCAACGCCAACACCCACACCAACACCAACGCCCACACCTACACCTACACCCACGCCAACGCCAACACCAACACCAACACCAACACCAACACCCGTCCCAGTAATTTTGACGGTCAACGGCTTCACTCTAGGGGTCAATTATAGTGTGAGCACGGTGGCCGGTTACAAAGTGTATGTGTTTAATCCCAGCGTGACCACCAGCGGAACCATTACTCCAAATGTTACCTGCAATGTATCCTATTTAGTTGTTGGCGGTGGTGGTGGCGGCGGTGACGGAGATTCATTCGGGGGGGGCGGAGGCGGTGCAGGTGGGTTAATCACTGATTATCCTGCATATTCCATTCCATTGAATGGAGGTTCTGTCAATTCCCTTACTGTTGGCGGAGGTGGTCCGCCAAATACAAATGGAACGACTAGCTCATTTAACGCATTATTTGCATTGGGCGGTGGTGCTGGTGCAAGTGGAGGTGCAGCGGCCCAATCGGGTGGTAGTGGGGGTGGTTCAAATAATACTTTCAAAACCGGCGGTGCCGCACTAGGCCCAATAGGCGTTTTCGGTAATCCTGGTGGCAACAATGAACTCTTTCTCTTTCAAGGTCGTGGTGCGGGCGGAGGTGGCGCCGGACAAGCTGGTCAATCTGCGTTAAATGATGGAAATGGTGGCAATGGAGCGCAATTCGCCATCACTGGTGTAAATACGTATTATGCCGGAGGAGGAGGAGGAGGATGCGGAATAGGGATAACTGCCACAGGTGGCTTGGGTGGTGGCGGACAAGGAGGCGGTCCCTCTGGGTTCGATCAGGCAACTTCAGGAACCAATGGAACTGGAGGTGGAGGCGGAGGCGGAGGCGGACCTATTTCTTTGGTGGGTCCGAGAGCTGGTGGGTCTGGCATCATAGTCATACGTGTTCCCAGTTTTGTGTGATTTCCCCCCCCCCTCCGGATTCACGGATCCAAATCATTGATAATAATTTTATTTAAACAAATGAAATTATTTCACGTCATTCAATATTTGGGGTTGGGGTTGATTAAGCGGATTTAATAACTTCTTTGAATGCAACGACACTTCCTAAACGGGTAGACACAAAGGCAACCACTGTAATCGGAAGGTTGGTATTGAACACGGCGTTCGTACCCAAATACAAGGTTGATGCGTCGTTTGAACGAAGATTGCCCATGACCAACGTGTGCGTAACCGGAGCGCCTTCGGCAAATCCAAGCAAATCCGTCACGCTCAGTTCGTGCACTTCGTTTGCACCCAAATTGTCGGTTGACACATTAGCGCTTGCATCTAAACCAACAGTATAGCTCTTGGTAAGTCCAGATGACGATTCAAATGTAATAACATGTTGAACCCCGTTTTGGGACAAATTAGGATTTGTCAAATTGCTTTCTTGCGCCAAAACGAAAACAACCGATTGCACTCCTTCCGCGTGCAAACCATTAGCGTTTATGGGTGCGCTTATTGCAATGCGACCGGCGTAGGTACCACTGCTCATTACACTATATGTGGGTCCAATTTGCAAACTCGCTTGGCCTGCAACCGTGTACGGTAATATCGGCGACTGAAGCGTCAAAAACAGCGGGGTAGATGGCGTCGCCAACGAACTCGCAATTCCGTTAACATACAAGTTGTACGAAACGCCCGCCTTCAACCGGTACTGCAATTTGAGCACGTTTCCAAGCTGATAACCGTCCGTCGCCAAGTTGTACTCGTTCACAGTGGGACTAATCGGCTGAACGGAGTCCGTCGTGCTGCTGCAGGTCAACACCTTCACTTGGTTGTGCGTGGGATCGGTGGTGGTTCCATGGTCATTGCTAATTAGTTTCACTTCAGTGACGTTGGCTCCGCTAGAGGGTGAAACTACGTAGTCGTTGCGCTGAACCTTCAGCGTGGAATTGTTGCTGCCCCTCGCTACAGTGCTTACCAGAGCAGAGACGTCAACCGACGCCACCGTAAATTCAATCTTAATAGGTTTGGAATAATACACCAAATTATCCGCGGCAGTGAGTTTAATTTGCAGAGACAAGCTTAGGACAGTTCCGGCGGCATACGGGATTAAATTAATCGTGTAACTGTGATTTGAAACTTGTCCGGACACGTCGCTGTTTACGTTGCTTACGTCCAAGGTCAGTTTGTAAGCGGAAGTCACCGGCGAGCTGGCATACACGCTAAGCCCATCGTCCCATGTGGACTTTGTCGCATCATACGACTCCTTAACACCACCAGTCAGCGCGACATTGGTGGGCACAGGGATGACCGGAATATTGTGAATCTTCTTGACTGTTTCAACCTCACGAACGTCTGGGGCAAAGTTGGGAACTAACTGGTAGGGCTTGAACACAATGTCGCCGGATCTGAAATTCAGCCACTTGTTGGACGATTCGTCTCCATTCTTGTCCTTGATTTTAACACCCTCCGCAAAGGTTGCATTGGCCGCGGCCGTGTTCTGCAACGTGAACACCAGATTGGATTGGGAATTACCGACGGATCTCTTGACATCCATCAACAGTGTGAGAGGGATGTCATTCGCAACTTCGTCATCGTTGGTGGTTCGAAAATACACAAACACTCCGTCAATGGTCCTTGGCGACGTCGGTTGAAATACAATGTCAAACTTGATTTTGGACACATTGTTGTCATTGAACGTCTCATAAGAATAATTGTTAACACTAAAATCGTCCAAAATAGGAGGATCAAAGAGAGGAACGCTGTAGGTATCACTGATGGGACCAGTAATGGTACCGCTATTGGGATCATTGATTTTATAACTCACCTGATAACTGCAATTTGCCCCGCGGATGCTTGGATTATTAAGACTGATATCAAATACACCGTTGTTTGAAACATTGACTTCTTTAAGGTCATTCGGAGCAGCCAGGTTGCTGGTGAATATCGCACTTGCAAAATTGGGTTCAGACGCAGTCGGATTGTTGATGGGAACGGTAAAGATGTTTTGCGTAAATCTGGGTTCGGAGGCGGTTCCAACCGTCATTTCGTATTTGTTCACTTTGGGGACAACCACAACAGAATTGGAATTGGTTTCACTGGGGCGAGTGGTTTCGCCAGCAACGGGTTCAATCGCCACGCTAACCACGACGTTGTTAGCCTGAGAAAAGCCAACCGTACTTGGAATCAAGAAATAAATGGGTTTCTGCGCTGATCCCAACGTGTTGGCCGGTCCGGGAAGATTGGGAAACAATCCATTCGCGTTGGTGTATTTGTTGGACGAAGTGCTATTATTCAGAGATTGAAACAACTCAATGTACATCTCCTGGTCGGTTTTAGTGCCGTAACCCTGAATCTGGTGCAACTCGGTAACAGGCGCCAATCCGCCATTCACGCTCAGGCGGAACCTGTGATTGGTGACCGGAACGCCATTAACGACCGCATCCAAATCCTTGAAAAATCCGTCCGTGACTCCGCTACCGTAAAAATCAGTTTTAGAAAACTTTCCCACGATGCCCAATTCCGGCGCCAGAGTGTATCCGCTGGCAGTGGTTACATTAGAAATGTCCACCGTGCGATTACCCGAACCGTCAACATTCGCCCCGCCAATCCAGGCATTCAATGTAACGACGCTGTTAAACGGGACAATATCGGAAGTGAATGTTTTACTAACACTTGGTGATTCTTTGAGGATGGTTTCAGATACAAGGTTATTACTTGCATCCCTATTCACCGATAAATGTTCAATTCTCGCAGAAATGTCGTAGGTATAGGACCCGTTCTGGTTCTGTGTGGGTGCGGTGGTGGTCCAAACCTTAACCAGGTTTGCTTTCAAAACGGTGTACAAAATGGTTCCATTTACAACATTAGAACTCACTGGCAAAGAAACCGTGTACATTGTGACACCTCCTTGCGACAATTTGAACGTGATGTTGCCGGACGCCGATGGAAGCTTAATCTGCGGAACTGTAGTCGGAAGCATGTAAAGGTTCATCACGCTGCTGGTTGTCAGAACATCCGCGTCGGATTGATCGGAACCAACCCCGTACGCAATCACCGAATGAATTGCGGGTCTTTTAATCACGTGCAATTTGCGAGGGAAATTTGAATTCGTGCTATATCCGTCAGAGTATAACGCAAAAGCGTTAATGTCATACGCCTTGTCATCGGTTAACTTATTTGTTTCGGTCTGTGTCAATGTGTAGTTACCAGATGATTGATATGCCAATTTCACAGAATATGTAGTTAGTGTATTTAGGTTTGTATTGGGAGTCACATATGATGACACTTCGGAAAACGAAAATAACACACTGGATGGCGTGCGATTGTCATTCTGATTTGCAAAATTGATAGGGCACCTGAGAAGAATGTCAGAACCGGCCGCCCCTTCAACTGACGCTTCATTCTGAATTGCGAGTTGCGAATTATTGAATTTGTCACCCCCATCCGCACGATACAAAAAGGAATAAGTCAAATCAAGGTTAGTTCCAAATTTAGCATCATACCTAGTGTCATTTCCATTTTCACTCAACAGAGCGGTTACCTTTACGGTATAATACGTATTGTCAACAAACGGGTGTTTGATATCAGTGGTCTTGGCGTTTGCTGATTGTAGTACGACATAATTCTGTCCAACTGAAATTGCATATGTGCTTGGTTGGTCCCCATTTGAAGTTGTGGTTGTTTTAGAGATGATAACCTGCGCACTTTTAACATTGGTAAATTGATTGGTCACTAAATTTATGTTAAAAAAATTACGCTTGTCAACAAGGGTTCCGGTTAAAATAGTTGACGGGGTTGTTGAACTAGGCACATAAAACTTAAACTCTGTCATGATTTGGTTATACTATGATATAATATTTTTTTTTATGCGAAATCACAAAGTCATAAAAAAAAAGTATAATGCATGTTTCGGATTAAACCTGAATGTTTTTAGTTGTCATAAATTTTAATATTTGAGTCGTGGTTTTCTTTTGATTGGACTGGGGTTGGGGCTGGGGCTGGGGCTGGGGCTGGGGCTGGGGCTGGGGTTGGATTGCATACGTTGACTCGGACAGTACCAATGTTGGTGGAACTATATTTAGTGCAGTTGCAGTTTGGGCTACATTTGCAATTGTCGCTACACTTTGTCCCCAAATATTTTTTATTTTACCTAATTTCAAAATAGGATTCGTATTCTTTACTGTCACTTGGTGTTGGTGCTGTTGGTGCTGTTGGTGCTGTTGGTGCTGTTGGTGCTGTTGGTGCTGTTGTTGTTGTTGGTGCTGTTGTTGTTGTTGGTATATCAATTGTTGTTGTTGTATCAATTGTTGTTGGTATATCAATTGTTGTTGTTGTAGTTGTTGTTGTAGTTGTTGTAGTTGTTGTTCTTGTTGCAAACGTTCTTGTTGCAAGCGTTCTTGTTGCAAACGTTCTTGTTGCAAGCGTTCTTGTTGCAAGCGTTCTTGTTGCAAACGTTCTTGTAACAATTGTTGTTGTTCTTGTTGCAATTGTTCAAGCTGTCCCTGTTGCGGTTGCGGTTGCTGTTGCTGTTGCTGTTGCGGTTGCTGTTGCGGTTGCTGTTGCAACCATTGCAGCCATTGTTGTCTTCGGATCATTGTTGTGTTAACTAAATAAAACATTGTATCGTTGTTATTCTGGCTTATGTAATATATAAATAAAATAATTGATTGTATTGATTTTTGATTGTGGATTGTCGTGATATTTAACGAAGGCTAAATGTACTCCGAGATTTTCAACGGCAATTACGCTATCCAAGTCGGTGCAAACCAAGCCGAGAATGATGCCATCATTAAAAGGGCACCACAGCACGCCATGTGGTTTCATCTAAAGGATTTTCCCAGTGCACACGCCGTCGTTGTAAACACGGTCAAGGCAGGCACATATGACGCCGGCGTCATTAAACGCGCAGCCACTTTAGTGAAGGACCGTGCAGCACCAGGCATTCGCAATCTTCAAAGTGTGAGTGTCAATTACTTGCCCGCAAAATATGTGCGGCGCACCGAAACACCCGGTAAAGTCATCATGCTTAAATCCCCCAAATGCATCCAGGCCTAAACGCCCAGGTCTAACGACGACGAATGCGCCGACTGGTATTGAAATGTTTGCGTTTTTTATTTGCTTTTCGCCTCGTATTTTTCCCACCTTGAGTTGGCGGCGAATAGTCCGTGCTCATTCCGTTTGCATCATACGTGAGAAACTTACCTGTGTTTCTATTCAAAAATACACCATTTCCCTTTGAATCATTTTTTACAAAAACTATATGCGGTGGGAGACCACCTATAAAACAACTGTTGTTTCTGTTATACATATCTGCTAGTTGTCCAAACGACGTGCCCACGCTGCTCGTGTACGGCATATTTATTTGTGTTTATATATACTGTAAATATTATTTTCTCTCACTTGCAAAAAGATGAAATATACCTAAAGATGCCAACGAATGACATCCAAACGCGTCATGCACCCACATTACAACATGTTTATGGGTTTGTTGAATTTCGGATTAGAGAGAAATTCAACAAAAATAAATACAACAATCCAAACAAACTCGGGATATTATTTATTTACGTTTTCCGGCCTTATTTTTCTTCTTGATTGTTTTTGACCGTTTGCGCTGCGTTTTTTTGCGCCTTTGCATCCTGTGTTTTCGGGTTCCACCACTTTGGATTGAATTTTGGTATAACTTGAGTTTGCCTATTATTTGTTTGATGTCTTGTTCCGACGTCGCATTTTTTATTTCATTTAATGTTTTTGAACATTCTTCGGGTTTCAACTGACATTTCTTACTTGCCAACATGTTCAAAATTCTCTCTAAACTAATTGAATCACCATTCCCAGTTTTAAACTGCAATTGCTTATCTAACACGAAAGCAGGAGCTGCCGACGGTTGTTGTTTTTGGTTTTCATCAGCCGCAACATTATCCTCCTTATTCTGAACCTCAGTCACAACATTACCAGTCACAACATTACTAGCCTCAGCCGCAACATTATCCTCCTTATTCTGAACCTCAGTCACAACATTACCAGTCACAACATTACCAGCCTCATCCGCACCACTTTGATCCTCCTTATTCTGAACCCCAGTCACAACATTACTAGCCTCAGCCGCAACATTACTAGCATTATCCGCACCACTTTGAGTAGCATCACTCTGAACCCCAGTCACAACATTACTAGCCTCAGCCGCAACATTACTAGCATTATCCGCACCACTTTGATCCTCCTTATTCTGAACCTCAGTCACAACATTACCAGCCTCAGCCGCAACATTACCAGCCTCGGCCGCACCACTTTGAGCAGCATCACTCTGAACCCCAGCCTTAGCATCCCCAGCCTCTCCAGCCTTAGCATCCTTAATAGCCGTTGATAAATCATCACATGCGACTGCAAGGGTATCTAGCTTTGTTTGCACCGATGGAGGAAGCATTATTTGTTTGTTTATATGTTTGTTTATAATTTATAAACATTATATTTCGCAATTCGGTATTAATGAATTAAATTGCAAATGCGCTAAATAAAAATGATGCTTCAGCTCATTTTCGTGCGTGAGCGCTTGTCACCATTTGCTCTTTTTCACGTTGATTTTGGGGCCCTTTTTACCCGAGTTTTTCGGGTCGTACGTCTCCTCTTCATCATCCGAGTGCAGATCTTTGGAGATTTCCCAGAATTCCTTAGAGCCCAGCTTGAACGGGCCGTGCTGTTGCGCCTTGTACCAGAATATTTGTTCGTGCAGCTTGTTGGATTTCGCATTGTTATTGATCACCAAGCACTCAAAATTCTCGGTGCACTGGTCCATCACTTGACAAAAGCTCTCAAACGTGGGGAACATGCCCGCGTAGTTCTCCCAGATGCGTTTGCGATTGGCGATGTAGGGTTCGCGCAGGATAAACACGTAATCAATGTTCGTGCGCAAATTGGGCGGAATACCGAGCGGATATTGCATTGTGATGACCAACATGATCTTCCAATGCCTCCCGTTCATGAAGAGGAGCCGCATCATGACGTCCTTGGTCCATTTGTTGTCGAAGAGGCAGTCGTCCAGGACGACGAACGTGCGGGGGTCAATGGTGGAGCGTTTATACGTTTCCACTTCTTTTTTCACTTGCTTGAGGACGGCTTTTTGGCGTTTGAGGATGTTTTCTATGATGGCGGTGTTGTAAGCGTCATGGATGAACAGCTTTGGGACGTGGGCGGAGAAGAAGCCGTTGCCGGCTTCGGTGCCGGAGATGACGGTACCGATGGGGATGTCCTGGTGGTGGAACATGAGGTCTTGAACGAGGAAACTTTTGCCGGTGTCACGGCGGCCGATGAGCACGATAACGGGACCCTTGTTTTCGTCGGGCCTAAAGCTGATGGAGCGCATGTCAAATTTAGAGAGTTCCAGGTTCATTGATAGTAAAATGAATGAATTTCGCACTATTACACTACAAATAAATAATATTGTGAATATTTAAACGCGATCGCATGACCCATCATAATGAATGGATCAAACGTTTTTATTACATGCTATTGTATGCCTGGTACGGGCTGTATGCGGTGGCGATGTTAGGCATTGCAACTGTGGCGCCGACTTATTTGACCACAATAAATGCCGTGTTAAAGTATTTCATAATCGGGTTTTTGCTGGTGCGGTTTAATCCGTGGACTACAAAGGAGGGGGAGCATAAGTTCACCGCGTTTGACCGGACAATCGTGTTTAGCGCGGCGTTCTTTTTACTGGCGTCCACTGCCATCGCGTCTCTGATAACAAATGCATTAAAGTTGCCACACATGCAATAAACGATGATGCCCCCCCCCCCCGTCAGTGTATTCATCAAAATATTTATTTTATGTGCATTGTATAGCAATTCCACATAACATTTATACTATACTACTACTATCTGCAAAATGCCTGATCTGGATGAATTGGAGCAGGCGCTGGTGAAGCAAGCGGTTGAAACCATTGAAGCCAAGATTGGTGCCAAAAAAACGAGCGACCCTAAAATGAAGGACATCATTGCAATTGTGGAGCGCTTCATAAAGAAGAACGGACTGGTGTGTTACGGCGGCACGGCCATCAACAACATTTTGCCGGAGGAGGCGCAGTTCTACGACAAGAAGACGGAGATCCCCGATTACGATTTTTATTCGCCGAACGCGCTTGAGCACGCGAAGGATTTGGCCGACGTGTTTTACGATAACGGGTTTTCGGAGGTGGAGGCCAAGTCGGGCATGCATCACGGCACGTACAAAGTGTTTGTAAATTTCGTGGGCATCGCGGACATCACGCAGCTGGACCCGACGCTGTTCAAGAACATTCAGGCGGATGCGATTAAAGTGGAGGGCATCCTGTATGCGCCGCCGAACCTGTTGCGCATGGGCATGTATTTGGAGCTGTCGCGGCCCGAAGGCGACGTGTCGCGCTGGGAAAAAGTGAGCAAGCGGCTGACTCTGTTGAACAAGTACCACCCGCTTAAGGCGGAGGGCTGCACGCCCAACGGGATGATGCGGCCGTTTCAAACGCCGAAAGGCACCTTCAAACACAGCGCCCACAACAAACACAACCACAAAAGTCCAACGGTGCACGAAATTGATGATGCGGCGCGCAAGGACGAACCCGAAGAGGTGCGCTTATTCCGCACGGTGCGGAACGCGTTTATAGACGAAGAGCTGGTGTTTTTCGGGGGGTACGCCATTTCGCAGTACGCACGGTATTTGCCGAAAGCGGAGAAGGCGATGTTTGCGCAAATCCCGCACTTTGACGTGCTGTCCGTGAATCCGGAAGCCAGCGCGGCCAAGGTGAAGGAGCGCCTGGAAGACAACGACTTCAGGGGGATCGTGATCACCCAGCACTCGGGAATTGGCGAAATTGTGCCGGAGCACTACGAAATTGCCGTGAACAAAGTGTCGGTTGCGTTCATTTACAAGCCGGTTGCGTGCCACAGTTACAACGTGATTCAGGCGGGCAAACGCCGGGTGCGCATTGCCAGCACGGACACCATGTTGAGCCTGTATTTAGCCATGATTTACACGGACAAGCCGTATTACGACGTGGCGCGCATTCTGTGCATGTGCAAGTACCTGTACGACATTCAGCAGCGGAACCGGCTGAATCAAAGAGGGTTACTGCGGCGGTTTGGAATCACGTGCTACGGAAGGCAGGAAACGCTGGATGACATCAAGGCCGAAAAGGCGCAAAAATACCAAGAGCTGAACCGCACCGATCCGGAATACGAGGAATGGTTTTTAAAATATGCGCCGATGGAGTATTTTGAGCACACTTACGATGTCAAAAAGCATAAACTCACAGTGAAGCGGTCGCCGAATGCAAAAAGTCCAGCAAAAAGTCCAGCAAAAAGTCCTGCAAAAAGTCCCGCAAAAAGTCCCGCAAAAAGTCCCGCAAAAAGTCACACCAATAAAACAAAGAAACTCAAAAAGGTAAATAACAAAACCAAAAAGTCCAAACCGTTCATAAATAAGTTTTTCAAAATCATAGGTTGAAAATAAAAATAAAATATAGCATGATATATAGTGTATTTTCAAAAATCATGTGGTCCATACCGCACCATTGGATAAAATGGGGTCTATTCGTGATGTTAATTTACTACATTGCGCGTTACAATTACAAACAGCAGCTACGATTAGAAGAAGGGTATGAGAATTGGTCGGCGTGTGTAGAACAAGGCTACCCAAAAGACTGGTGTATGTTCACGCCGGACCCGATGCAGCCCGCGCGGGGGTACTGCAACTGCGGCGGCGGTCATTACGGCAGTTATCACGCGGACGGCAAGTGCAACTGCTACTTGTATAATCCGCAACGGTTGCCCACGCATGCTGTTGACAAACTGTTTCACGATTTTTTGGCATAAACGTAGGCATGAAACGAATCGGATGAGTCATCATAATATGTATTCGGATCATCCTTGTCATCTTTGTCATCCTCATCCTTGTGACAAACCGTGCAGCAACAGCATCCAAACTCGCCTTCATCATAACACCAGCACACGTCGCAGTCTAGCGTGTCTTTCACGAGGTCAACACAATCAACTTTGTGAAATTTAACAGACGTGATTACAATCATGCCCATGATCACGGTGGTCATTGGTAAAAACGGCAACAACATGATGGGCATTAGATTCGGAATAACTTAAATTAAATTAAATTCGGTTTACATTACAACGTGAATTTAATTATTCATCATTTAAAAATCATTTAAAAATAAACCATAATGTATCCGGTTCATGCCAACCCGAAATCGGCGGGCAGCTCCGGTATGGTGGTGCCGTAGTACGACTCAATCTCTTTCAACTTGCGAAAATCGCGCCGCGTGACAAAATTCACACCGCTACCCTTGCGACCCCAGCGCCCGGATCGTCCAATGCGGTGCAGATATGTGTGTACATTGCGCGGCATGTCAAAATTTATGACCGTACTCACCTGCTGAATATCAATTCCGCGCGCCGTCACATCGGATGAAATGAGCACCCGGTGCTGCCCGCTGCGAAAATCTCGGTACGCCTTGTCGCGCACGTCCTTCTCCATGCCGCTGTGAATGCTGCACACGGGAAACCCGTCATTCGTCATTGCCTCCGACAAATCGCTCACGCGACGAATGCTGTTGCAATAAATGATGCACTGCGACACGGAAATGCGCGTGAACAAGTCTTTCAGCGTGGCATACTTGTCGTGGTCCGTCTCCAACGCCACATGATACTGGCTGATGCCCTCCAGCGTGAGCATCTCGCTTTTTACCAGGATGCGCACCGGGTCGCGCATGAACTTGTCCGTGAGCGCGTGCAGCTCGGGCGGCATGGTGGCGCTGAACAAGCACACCTGCACGCTCGTGTTAAGCTGCTGAAAAATGTTGTAAACTTGTTCGTTGAAACCGGACGACAGCATTTCGTCGGCTTCGTCCAACACGAGCAGCTGCATTCCGCGACCGATTGCCGGCTGACGGCGCATGATGTCGTGCACGCGCCCCGGGCATCCAATGATGACCTGCGGCCCGTTGGCCTTCAAGTCGGCCACGTCGTCATCCGTGGAAGTGCCGCCAATGAGCAACTGCGCATTGAGTCCAACCATCTGAGCTGCCAAATCTTTGACCACGTCGTGAATTTGCTTGGCCAACTCTCGCGTGGGTGCGATGATGAGCGCCTGCGGCTGCTTCAGGTCCGTGCGCACCCGGTTCAGCGCACCGATGGTAAACGCACCCGTCTTGCCGCTGCCCGACTGCGCCTGGGCAATAACGTCTCGTCCGTCAATGATGGACAGAATGGATTTTTGCTGAATTGGGCTGGGCTTTTCAAAGCCGTAGCCGTATATGCCGCGCATGAGCTGCGGGTTCAAATCGGGAATGTCTTCCCACGCCTCAAATTCCCTGGCGTGGGTGGATTCTGGTGTCGGGGGGAGTGCGGTCATTGCTTTGCTATTGTATACGCTGGTTTAGAATGCAGTGGTGTATTTAAGCCCATTTTTTAAATATTTTATTTTTGCACTTCCGCGCCCATTACTTCGCGCTCTTCATCTCTGCCAACTTGGCGGTTGTCTCGGTTTGCGATTGAGCCACCTTTTCAATGTTGGTCGTGTTATCCTGAATGTCCTTTTCATTTTTTATCATTTGCGTTTTCAGCGTTTGGGCGGTTTTCGCGAGGGTTGTAATTTGATCCTTTATGAATGCAATGTCGGACGGATTGGCCGCGGACGAAGGCGCCGCCGAAGGCGCCGCCGAAGGCGCCGCCGAAGGATCTAACCCTTCTATCAACGAGGTGGATTTAGAATGATGCATTGCCGCATGCAGCAGCAGCCACGCGAAAAACAGAATTAGAAACACGCATGTCGCATAATGTATTTGCATTTGCATTTGAATTACAATTGGAATTGTGTCTTAAATAATATATACAACCTAATATATATTGATTAATTATTAAATATTGAGTCCCATCAAACATAAAAAATAAAAAATGACAACCATCGTAAAGGCAACCATATCGGACGGCATTGGTTGGCGCCGCTCCAACAGTTTGATCACCACAAAGCAGCCGCATTACCCCACTAAAACGGCGCTCACCACCACCAACCAAGTGGTTCCCGGGTTTAGTCGTCCAAACGAGAACGGCGCACTGGTAAACATTCCCGTCGGCGCGCTGCGAGATGCGGCCGCTCATGAATTCAGCGGCCCCGCAAGGAAGGCCCGTCCCATGAAGCACTGGCGCCGCAAGCTGCAACCCACCCCCAACAGCGGCCGCAGCGTAAACACCGTGTCGCTCACGACTGACACCCCGGGCGGCACCACAAAGGCCGGCAACGGTGTGTCGTGCGCCTGTTCAACCGCGACCGCGAATTCGGTGGCCAAATTGGACGAAACGCTGCTGAAGCTGCCCTCACAGAACTGCCAACCGTGCGAGCGGGTGGAAAACAAGGGCTACGTGCAAGTGGGCAATCCGGCCGATCCGAACAGCTACCAGATTCAGACGGGGCTGTACAACACCAAGTACGTGGGCGTGTGTCCGGCAAACAACGTCATTAAATCGGCGGTCACGCTGATGAGCAAGGCGTATTACAGCGACAGCCGGGCGTACCTGCAGTCCCGATGCAAGCGGTACGAGCAGAAGCTGTCCACCAATCCGGTGCCGGGCATTCAATACATTGGTGCCAACCACCAGCCGAACTGGCCCACCGACAACTGCTACGGACCGCAAACCCGGCTCACCGGCAGCTGCTTGTATCCCGCGTGCAGCGCGAACGAGAAAGCCATGCCCAACAAGTGCCAAGGCACCACCATTTACAAGCCGAACAACGTGACGTTTGCCAAACAAGGCGGCGTGAGCAGCAGCACGCGCACACTCAACCTGCGCGTGAACACCGTCAATCTGAACGGCAATTCGTTTTACAGCGCGTTTGGGGCACAAGGCGCAAACGCCGGCAAATACAGCACCGAATACAATCCAGGATACTTCGTAAAGAATGATTATCAGCCCCCGGTTTGCAACCGGCAGCCGGGCAACCGCACCGCGTGCTTTTATTCGCGGATTGAGAACCGAAATACCTAAATTAAATTAAATTACTGAATATTATCACGAATATATTCTATCACAATATACATAATACATAAAATGAACCGACACGTTCCATTATTTCCTGTAGATTCGGCAGTTTTAGGAGTGGTTGGTTCCGAATTCAATCCATCGGTTACCCCACCCGATTGTTTCGCCCAAGGGCTTTTAAAAGCGGATGGAACATTGGATCCAAGCGTTCCATCACAAGTGGTTAAATTTTCAAATCTTGGCTCACCTCAATTAAAGGTTGTTGCATTGCATGGCAGAATTTCAAGATATGGCGTCATGTCTTCAAAAGTTAATCCTGCAGTTGCATTATCGGCCACGTTTAATGGAGGACACGTTTCAAATGCCGTGTTTGGAACCATTGAACCCGTTACTAAAAAAGACAAAACCATTTGTGCATGGCCCGGAATTCACGCAACGTTTGGAATGTTCCCCGAAGCACAATTGCTACATCAACCCGAGCAAGAACAAGCGCGTTGGAGGTGTACTGAAGTTGTCATTGGTGATACACATTGGTCACCTAGTTGCATAGGGAGGAGCGAACCCACCACCGCAACCATGACGAGCTCAACATTTTTTCGCCACAATTTTACAACTAACGAAACATTCGTCGAGTTTATTGCCACCGACAACGATCCATGTAGTGGTAGGGGTGGTGGCGGCGGCAGATTCGGAGATATATGTGATATTCCTGGATATGTACCGCCCAGTGTTCACAGAATTACCATTACGCCAGATCGTGGAACTATTAGTGTGAATGTAAATAGATCCAAGATCATGCCATCCGTCAAGGAGGTTAAAGAAGCCGAAGAAATGTTTATGGAATGCGGTGCGCTACTGCAATCTAAATTTGGAGTTATTGAATGGTTAGAGGATCATTGCGTTGAACCTGCACGCGATGTGAATGCTGTGTTTAAATGGATGAATGGATTCCAAAGTGCAATAATGCCAATACCAAGAGGGCATCATGCATTGATGCCCGGAATGACACGTAAAGTTTGGGAAAGATTGATGTATATTGACCCTAGAGGGTTGTCTGCATCGGCAGCCGCAAGCAATCGTGTTATTCAACCGTGCGAATGTAATCCAATGCGCCGTGATCCAGAGTGCAATAATATGGGTTGCCTATTCCAACATTCGCCTAGTAGGCACATGCTAGAACAACCTGCGCATCAACAACAGATGCACGATAGAATTATCAGGGAAGAAATGGAGGCAAAAGCGGCAAAAGCGGCAAAAGAAGCAGATCCAATGAAACAAAAAATGGATGCAAGAGCAAGGAAAGCATTCATACAAGCACTAAAAGATGAAGAAAGAATTAAAAAAAGAGAAAGAGAACAAACTGATGCTGCTGCTTCTGTTGCCGCAGCTTCTGTTGCTTCTCCTCCTGTTTCCGAACCCAAACCAGCTCCCGCTTCCGCTTTCGCTTCCGCCGCTTCTGCATCAGTAAAAGCAACGATCGCAAAACCGGACTCAAGCAAAAAAGGAGGCAAAACACGCAAACGTCGTCGTTTATGGAAACATTGATTTTATTTTATCATTGTAGTGCATAGCATAAATCCATCCATGCGGCCGTCAAAGGTAGCGGTTTTGTTTGACAAATCCT